AGACTTCACCGAGTACACTTTCTCTTTATTCCTAGGGAAGCCGTGATTCCTTACTTGGAAGGTAGTGATGCATTAAAATTTGGTCTTGGTCCAGGTGGCATGCCTACCAGTAAGTTGATGAAATATGCATGTTCATTCAATGAAGTGTCTAAACCTTTTCAAGTTGCTACTCAAAAACGACAACTAGTGTGTAATTGAATTTTTTCAATTCTATCTTGACACTAATCTTGAATAGTACTATACTTACATAGTATGTTTAACTCTATCATTAAAAATGAAATACGCACTTATTGATACCGCCAATCTTTTCTTCCGTGCCCGTCACGTAGCAAGTCGCAATAGCGATCCACAAGAAAAAGTAGGCATGGCCCTTCATCTAACACTAGCTTCGGTTAATCAGGTTGTTAGACAACATAAGATTGATCACGTTGTGTTTTGTCTTGAAGGTCGGTCATGGCGTAAAGATGTATACGAACCTTACAAGAAGAATCGTATCGTTGATACATTGTCCCAAACTGAAGAAGAAATTGAAGAAAACAAATTGTTTTGGGAAACTTACGAAAAATTCTGTACTTTCATCCGTGAAAAGACCAACACTTCAGTAATTCGCCATGAACGTGCTGAGGCTGACGATATCATTGCACGATTCATCAATCTACATCCAAACGATACACATTACATTATTTCTTCTGATACTGACTTTGTGCAGTTGATCAGTGAGAATGTACACCAATATAATGGTATCACTAATGAATTGATCACACTGAATGGCTTTTTTAAGGACAACGGCAAGCCTGTTCTTGAAAAGGACAAAACACCAAAACTTCTTGAAGATCCACAATATCAATTGTTCAAGAAGATCATCCGAGGTGATGCTGGTGATAATGTGTTCACAGCATATCCACGTGCTCCTGAAAAGGGTAGCAAAAATCGTGTAGGTATTCGTGAAGCATTTGAAGATCGTACAAAGCAAGGATTCAAGTGGAATAATTTCATGCTACAACGTTGGACTGACCACAATGGTACAGAACAACGTGTGCGTGAATGCTATGAACGTAATCGTATGCTAATTGACCTCACCGCACAACCTGATGATATCAAACGTGAAGTTGATGCACGTATCAAGTCATCAGTACGAACCAGCACGATCCCTCAAGTTGGAATTCATTTCATGCGATTTTGCAAGCAATATGAATTGACTAAGATTGGTGATCAAGCTGAAACATATGCAAAATGGATCAACAGTCCATACATCGGGGAAATTGTCAATGAAGGAACATGAACATTTTGATATATTAGGTAATAAGATTGATGTGGGAGCTATTGTTGCCTTTTCACACCACAACAGTTTAGCTATTGCAAGGGTAACTAAATTAAATCCAAAGATGATTTCAGTTAAACGTGTTGGTGGAAAATACAAAGCAGAACACTATAAGTATAGTGCAGATACTGTTTTAATTCCAGAAAAAGATGCAGTCATGTATATTTTGAGGCAAACATGATTAAGATTGACGTTGATCTACATAATCCATATCACAATGAAAACAAATTTGGTTTTCGTAGTTTGTATGACAAAGCTTTTCGTGTATCTGAAAACCGTACATTAGAATTTCAAATAAGTTTCTATCTTAAAACATTGATTGGATTAAGGTTTCAAACAGCCTGGCGCGGAAAAGATCATGCTGGGCCTGAGTTTGAAATCACTTTGTTTGGGCTTACTATTTGTTTAAGTTTACCTGACAATAGACATTGGAACTATGACAAAAATACATGGTATAAATATGGGGAAGAGGAACTAGATGAGTAACAGTTTAATTGCTAAACCTATCGTTAAAGATCAGTATTGGTTGATTACTGATGGAAATCAAAAAGTTGGAAATGTTTCTGTTAATAATTTAGGCTATACAGTAACAATAAATGGTTACAATAAGACCTATACCAACAAACAAGAATTACAAAAGCAAACAAAAATCACCTTTCAAAAACTTGTTTTAAACCTAAAACATAAGATACCATACGATGAATATCCAACTACAGCTAGAGTATTCAACTCTATTATGGATATCAAAAAGAAGGTACATCTATACACTAAGACAAAAAAGAGTAAATGCTACTATGTTGCAGGTTGGTTTGTAATGGAACAAAATGATGTCAAAAAAGTAATGTTTTGTCCCAAATATATTTTTGTTCAACGGTATAATTATTTTGGTCCATACAAAACAAAACATGAAGCAGAAGAGCAACTAAATAAATTATGCTCTACATAAAAAAGTTTATAGATCGAATAGCATATTTAGAATCAAGGCAGGTTAAGGATTTTACAATGCCATTGTCTGATGCAAAAATGCTCAGAGATGAAGTAACCAAAATACTATTAGATATAACGCAACAGAAAAGTTCTTTAGAGAGTGTTGTTGAAGTGCAGGTAAAAGGCAGAAGTTTCAAATGAGTAAGTCACAACCAAAAGTTTTATTAGAAATAGTAGACAAACATACCTACAAGTGTGATCAAATCATTGAAACTTCTGGGGTATGGGCAATTTTCTATGAAGGTGCACCAATAAATCTAAAAACACAGCATTACCTTGATAGTGAATCTGTACCTAAATACAAGAAAACAAGTTTTGGAAATCCTGGTCATGCTCGAAACTTGTGTAGGAAATTGAATACTAAATTCAAAACTAACAAGTTTACAGTAGTGTTCATGACAAATGGTACTACTGTTTATCCTTAAATGATTAGATATGATCTTTTATCAAAAAAAGAAATAACTAAAGCTGTACTAGATAGTATACCCAAAGAAATAAATCCTTACCATTATACTGATTTAAATTTTGATAAATTGATCTTTGATTGGTGGTTTACTCCTAGCAATCCTTGTTTAAGACTAACAGACATCGGAGAAAATGGATTTAGGCTAGCTGATATTGAATATTATGAGTTTGATTGGCCTGCTGAAATGAAGGTAGCATTGCCAAAAACACTTTTATATCTGTGTAAAAAAATAAAATGTCCTTACTATATAAGTGCATATAAAAAAATAAGAGTGTATGATAATTCAATTGCTATCATGGTTAAATTACATGGTGGCATTTTTGACTATGTTAGTTCTCAAGACTAAATACTAGTGCTTTGATAAAAGCATTTAACACACACAGAAAGGGAGTTATCATGAAAAGTTTACTAAATAGATTTTTCCAATTTCTAGAAGTTTTTGGTAGAACAAAGGCAGCATCTGCATTAGCTAGAGAAGGCAAATATGATCAAGCTAGAGATGTTATAAACACCAAAAATCTAGATAAATAATAATCAAACTTATAAAATAGTTTGCTAGACATACACACACAAAGGAGAAAATTATGTCAACATCATTTGAAATGCCTAAGGCACCAGAATTTAAAGCATCTAAATCTGGATATGAAATTCGCACAGAAATTCTTGGTATGGCCAAAGATATGGTAACTAATGAATTTCATGCAAAGTGGCAAGGCTGGGAAGTCACTGCCGAGCGTGATTCTAAGACAGGACAAATAGTTACTAAGGTAGATATGCCATCATTTCCAGGCCTAGAACAGGTTCTTGACACTGCACAAAAAATGTATGATTTCGTCAATTTCGGTAATGTCGCTAAGACAAAAAAGTAATTTGACAAAAAACTAGAAACACTATACAATAAGCATATCTTAAACAAGTTTTTAGATATGTCTAAAAGTCAGAGGCAAAATATAACCGCGGTGATTTATGATCGTCGCGGTCGTGTTTTGAGCATTGGTCAAAACTCGTATATAAAAACTCACCCGATTCAAGCTAAACATGCTGAAAAAATGGGTGAGCCCTACAAACAATTTCTTCATGCAGAAATCCATGCTATTGTTCGTTGTCCCGACATCAAACGGGCACACAGGATTTTTGTCAGCAGGTTTGATCGTGATGGCAATCCTACACTGGCAGCACCTTGCCCTATCTGTATGAGTGCTATTCGTGCTACCGGAATCAAAGTTATTGAACATACTTGAAAACTATGAAATTCTACAAAATCAGAAACAAAAACGATCCTACAAAGTATCGTTTGGACGGCATTGATCCAAAATGGAATAAATCAGGCAAGACCTGGGATACGTTAGGCAAACTT